ATGCAGCGTAAAAATTCCGCTTAATCAGAGAACTTCTGGAGAAACCAATGCTTAACTCACCACCACACAAAATAGCGCGTAGGACAGATCCTCAAACCAGCCATGATGCTGCTGCAAAAGCGCCCACTGGCAAGATGCGCCAGTTTGTCTTTGACCTTATAGAGCAATCAGGCCCAGACGGCACAACGATAAAAGAGATGGTTGCCGCCAATCCCGACATCCAGGCATCAAGCATTACCTCAAGGCCCAATGAGCTTGAAAAGCAGGGGCTGGTCCACTATCGAGGGGATAAGCGCGATGGAGCCCGGATAATACGGGTTGCCGCGCATGACAGGGGCTACAGGCTATGTGGCTGCGGGATGGTTCTGTTTGCGTTTTATGGTTTTAAGTGCCAGCATTGTTGAATTATTATTATTATGGGCGTACAGTGTAAATTGTGTTTTAAGTCTGTATTGGGGGGGCTTGTTTATTCAGGCCCCTTAGTTTTAAAGCATAAAATGCCGAGTGTATTAACAGTACATTCCGCGAAAACAGTAGACCAGGTACGGTTCCTGCGTCATCGACGCAAGTATCATACCACAAATCCCTACAGTTTCCGCAACTCGGCAAGCAATGTTTGTTTGTGGTGGTGGTGTAGAAAATTCCAGGCAGCGGGCTGGAGGCAAAGTCCAATATTGGTTAATTACCACACCGGGTAGGGCGTTACATGAGCGCCGATGTCAGTAGAGCAAGTCAGACCTCACGCTTAGCGACGTGACAGAATAAGTTGACTAAAGCAAATTCTGCCAACACCACCCCTTCAAACAAGCATTGCCCGTGACGGGTTATGCGTCTGTACTTCGCGGTTCGCCTGTTATCGATTAACTCATTAGAATGGGAACTGACATAGTGAGCAAGCAAGGCTAAGGTAGAACGCTGTCAGATAGCTCACTGGCTTGAATCTACCAGCACCGTAACAGTGATAATTCGGTGTCCTAATGCTCGGCAACTCGTCTGAAAAGGCATGGGCTTAGGCAAAGCAATCTGATGCAAATCGGATTGGGTTAACTTTGCCTAATAACTAACAATCTGAACTGAAAGGCATAGGGTAAATAAGTGACTACATAATAGAAATGCTCGATGAAGCGAACAAAGCAGGAAGGGCAATAATATTTAAATGATAATAACGGTGAAATCAAATGAGAGAACAGTGGGTAAATTGGATTGACGCATCTAAAACACCAGACACAGAAGACAAATATTTGTGCGCTGTTCGTGACATTACTTTGGAGGCAACAATTCTTATTTATTGTGAATACACCGAGTGCAATGATGGGATTTATCGGTGGAGAAATTGGGAAACAGAAGAACTGATTCCAGATTGGTTGCTAGTTACCCACTGGGCTAGTAAGGAACTGCCCCTGCCGGAGCTGACATGAAATGCATCAAGTATTCAGAAGATTTTGAGCGGTTGTGGAATTCATTTGATGGGGCTTATGGCAATAAGGGATCCAAGAAGAGGGCATATTCTGTCTATAAATCGCTTGATGTTTATGCAGATGACCTCCAGATGCTGCTGAATGCGGTGGGTTTCCAAAAGGCCGAAAAGCAGCAAAAGATGATATCTGGTCAATTTTATGAAAATTTCCAACATGTAGAAAGGTGGCTGAGAAATGAACGATGGACAGATGAAAAAGGCAGGCGAAATAATATCACAGACCCAGCGGACGAAGCCCTCTATGCAAAGTACCCTCACCTACGCCCACAGTGAGGAAACTTTTGATTACGTCTGGCGTGGGCTTCAAGCTGGTAGGTTTTTGATGAAAACAATGATAATAGGCGGAACTGATTATCTTTACTGGCGCAGTAATCTAAAAGATTTGAACGATAAGCGGTTGTTGGCTGGTTTTAAGCACACCAGCACATTCAGTGGCTATCTCACATGGTCTGAATTTCGTAAGCTTTGTATTGAGGGTTATAACCAAGAAAACCAGCAGAGCCGCCAATACACAACAGCCAGACTGTCCGATCCAAGCACTTTGGGCAATGAGCGGTTCCAGGAATTAATGAAAGTCACGAATGCCATGAGTGCTGAGGTTGGTGAAGGCCCGATAACGATTGCCACCAGAGCCGGGAAACTTGATCTGTATTTCATTAGGGGGAAGTCGGCAGGTGAAATTATTAACTATTGCAACAAACTTTATTTTGGACAAGCACAAGCCACTGATGAGTGAAACAATAGCCAAAGAATTAGAGCGACTGATAGGCCAAGCTGAAAATGCAGCAGGCGGGATGTTGAGTGTTGATGAGCACACCCTGAAACGGCTATACGCAACTCTGAAAGGGCTGGAATCGAGAGTACTTGGGCATGACATGGTTGTGCATACTAAGGATAAGCAGGTTGCGGAACTTAAAAACAAAATACACCACCGGAAACAGATCGAGAAACAGATATGTCTAAAAATCAAAAGAATGAAAAGGGGTGGGGGGAAAATAAAACCGGAAAAAATAAAAAATGCTATCGAAGAACTTGAAGCAGTACTGGAGAAAGCGAATGAAACGCAGACTCGCGGTTACCCCCATTAACTTGGATGAAGCAAACGCCTTTGTGGCTGAGCATCATCGGCATCAACTCAAGTGGGGGGCATAAAAAAGCCCCGCAAGACGTACAAAAGGAATGTAATGAGGATGATGGCTAATCATTTGTGGAGAATCAGTTAGAATGAAATTCAAATTAATAAACGGCACTTTAATCGCAAGCTGCCAGGAAGCACATGAATTCCTGGCGCTGTGCATGGATGAGGTTGAATTGTTCAGCAAGGAAGGGCTTAGGACGTTAGCGCAGAACCGTAAGCTCTGGCCTTTATTGAGAGATATATCGAAGAACGTAACGCTTTTTGGCGAGACACACACGCCAGAGATTTGGAAGCACATAATTTCTGCTGCTCACAAAGACCAGTATTTTGTGAAGGGCATAACGGGTAGCCTGGTAGTAATTCCGGTCAAGACCTCGAATATGAGCAAGAAGGAATTTTCTATTTTCATTGGAGAGATTTACAGTTACGGCAGCGGAGAGGGCGTAAATTGGAGCGATCCAGCGATGGCGGCTTATGAAGAATATCACACGAGAATCGCGATAGCCGGTTAAAGCGATTTTATTCATAGAAGAATATAGGCGGGCGGCTTGATGAGCAATGTTATTGAGATGGGTTATCTTGTTGTGAACAAGGAAACTGGTTTGGTGGACGGGATATATCGTGCTAGGGGTGGAGCAGAATTTAGCATGAAAACATTATCAAAGAGATACAGAAATCTAACTTGGAACATAAGGCCGACTTTCCTTGAGAACTTACCAGACAGTGCGTTTCATGGGTGCAATAAAGACCGGCTGAAATCAGCTAACGGGGCGGATTGATAAAAACAAAATCATGTATAGGCTGCAAGGCAGTATGTCCGACAGGGTGCGCTCTGGGTGTTAAGATCAAGCGCAAGAAGATTGGCTATGGGATGGATCAAAGAATTCTCAGAACCCCCCAAGCAAGATGCCACAAGCCACTGAGCATGTTGGCGTTCAGGGCACTTGCTAGACATTATGGATAAACTCAGGGTCCTTGATCTTTTTTCAGGAATTGGCGGCTTTAGCCTGGGTCTGGAAAGAACCGGAGGATTTGATACCATTGCCTTTTGCGAGATTGACCCATACTGTCAGAAGGTATTGAAAAAGCACTGGCCGGATGTGCCAATTTACGAGGACATAAGGACACTCAATGAAGAGGTTTTGGGAAACACCAAACAGCAACGAGGAGAGAGCGGAGGCTTACAGCAAGAAGACAAGCCTGAAGCACTTCAGGGAAGGGACTCACTAGATACACCTATCCCAGCAGGTAAGGGAGCCAGAAATGCACCCACAAGCAATGATCGAGAACCAATCTATGCAGATGTCATTACTGGAGGATACCCATGCCAACCATTCAGTAACGCCGGGAAGCGACGTGGCGCGGAAGATGACCGTCATCTCTGGCCGCAAATGTTTCGCCTTATTACAGAAGTCCGACCGACTTGGATCATTTGCGAAAATGTTACTGGGCACATCAATATGGGCCTCGACCAAGTGCTATCTGACCTGGAAGGTGAAGGGTACGCCTGCCGGACGTTTGTACTTCCAGCTTGCGCCGTCGATGCCCCGCACAGACGAGATCGAGTCTGGATTATTGCCAACACCGAGAGTTGTGGAGGTAATAGAGCACCCAATGACGCAAGCCCATCGCCTCAAAGACAGAACGGGAAACAGACCCAACAATCTTCAAAGCATGGCAAGATTCAATCTGTTTCCAACACCGGATTGCCAGAACCACAGGGACGGGGAGAACCTGAAACAGATCACGATCGATGCAGCGGAGCGGGGATCCAGGAGGGGAGTGAGTCTTCATCATCATGTTCATCTGTGGCCGACCCCAACAGTCAACGGAAACCACAACAGGAAGGGATTGACCAAAACATCAGGGGATGGGCTGTCAACGGCAGTGAAGCAAGCAGCCAGGATGTGGGTAACACCGAACGCGATGGACTTTCTACCTCCTCGCTCACCCGAAGCCATGATGAAACATCTGGATCATCCAAAGCGAAGGGGGCAGAAACGGCCAGAAAATCTGAGGGAGCAAGTAGATCCAGACACGATGAAAATGTGGCCGACCCCAGTACTGTCAATGTGCCATGGCAGCAGCCCGAATTCCTTGACCAGAAAATCAGGGAAATCGAGAGTCAACGACAGGCTGGATCATGCGGTGATGGATTCAGACGGTGGGCAGTTGAACCCGCAGTGGGTCGAGTGGCTGATGGGATACCCGGAAGGGTGGCTCAGTTGAAGGCGTTGGGCAATGCCGTAGTCCCCCAGATACCTGAAATATTAGGTAGAGCAATTTTAGAGGCAGAGAATGAAAAACAAAAAGCCATCAGCAGCAGTTGAGAAGAGGTGGCTACAGCGGGTGGCAGAGCATGGGTGCGTAGTTAATGGAAATAGCCAGGTCCAGCTCCATCACAGTATGGGGCGCGAGGCCCGCAGCCAGAAGATGTTTATCGGGAGGTGGTTCGTGCTGCCCCTGTCGGAGTGGCTACACGATGTCGGCTCTAACCACCCCTGGAACATAACCCACCATCGTAATGAATTCATCAAGGAGTTTGGGCTTGAGTCTGAGATTTGGCGCGCTATGTGCTTCAAGCTGGAAGAACAGGAACCCCTGCCGTTTGGTGAGGACGTTATTAATGCTGTCTTGGCAACCAGTCGATGAAGATAAACCTACCGCTGCGAATACCGTTAAGCCGCCGGCGTGATTTTATTCTGAATCTCAATAATTACAGGAACACGCATCACCGCGTAGCACATGAAGCAAAGCGGAATTACACAGTGATTGTTTGGGATTTGGTTAATGGCGAGAAAGCACCGGATGGGCCATTACAGCTTACATACCGCTATTTCCACGGCTCAAAAGCGAAAATCGACATTGCCAATCCATGCTCAATAATCGACAAATTCACTTGTGACGCATTGACGCTGGCGGGTGTATGGGAGGATGATGACATGAGAAATGTGCGTAAGGTCACTTACGAATGGGGTGGTGTAGACAAGAACCGGCCCCGGTGCGAATTGACTATTGAGAGTTATTGATGCTCCGTTTATACTGGGGCATTTACCTTATTTACCAGGGTATCTCGCAATCCCCACCCGCTGGATGCTATATGATGGACGATGAACGGCTCACAGAGATAATCCGAGAGCATGAGGGTGTCAGATTATTTCCCTACGTTGATCCTTTAGGCAAATTAACTATTGGCGTAGGGCATAATTTAACGGATAACGGCATTTCCTCGATTACAGTCGATGCAATTCTTGCTGAAGACATCAGCATCTCGAAACGAGAACTGGACAATGAATACCCAGAGTGGTGTGACTTAACCGAAGATCGGCAGATCGTCCTGGTGTCTATGGTATTCAACATGGGAATGCCGACGTACAAGAAGTTTGTGAAATTCTGGGCTGCGCTGCGGGCTGAAGAGTATGATGTTGCAGCAGATGAGATGCTGGACAGTCGATGGAGAAAACAGGTCAAGAACAGGGCTGTTGAGCTTGCTGGGATGATGAGGAAAGGGTAATGAAACAAGTAGTAATCCTGATCCACGGCTACAACATCTCAAATCCAAGCAAAACGGTTGGCAAGCTGCGAGATCCATTTGAAAAACTAGGCTGTATTGTCGAAAACCACACCTATGGTTATCTGCCTTTGCCGATACAGATCACCCGCAGAAACCCCAGAATTGCTAAAAAGGTCGCGGGTAGATGCAAATACTGGAAAGGCAAAGGCTATGAGGTTTCGTTGGCGGTTCATTCAAATGGGGCTGCGATTGCTCGGATAGCTAGAGAAATACACAGCGCACCGATTGATCGAATTTTAGCCATACATCCAGCATTGAGAACCACATTAACACCGGCGCAGGGTGCAAAACGCACGATTGTTGTTTTTAACGGTGGAGATACTGCGGTGGTGGCTGGTGGCTGGCTCGGTAAAATCTCGAAATGGATCATGCCGAAGAGCTGGGATACCAGGCCCTGGGGGAAAATGGGTCAAACAGGATACAATGGCACTGCCGGCAATGTTCGCAACATCAATACTGGCGAGATAGCGCTTGAGGATAAGCGATGCTGGGGCCACAGCGATGAATTTGAGAAAGGCAAACATGAATACTGGCTACCAGTTCTCGCATATGATTTGATTAATGGACGGAATAAATGATAAAAAATATTATATTTGCACAAATAATCTTACTATTTACTGCTTGTGCAACCGCAGAAGTCCCTGCGAGAATAGCGAATACTTATGAAGTGACCGGGAAAATATACTGCGACACACCTATTTTTCACAACATCGAGTCCATTGTGGTTGGATGGCTGCGAGCAACGGTAGCACCGGAGTGGCAACCAGTGTGCGACCAGAGAGATTAAGCGCGAGGGGTTCTCCTTGACCCTTTTGTCAGTTCGCCGGTCGGCTGGCGCTGGTAGGCCGGTTATTTATTTAGATCCCGCATAGCCAGAGTTACCAGCAGGTCAATATCAGTCTTTATTCCATTTTTCGACTTGCATTGTGCGATTAATGCCATCTGCCCTGGCATTAGCCATGCCTGGAATAACTTTTTGTCTTGGCGGTGCTTGTTTGAGTCTCGTTTTTTCATTTGATTAGCATTTAAGGGGCAATTAAGCCCCTTGTCATTGTTCTCTGTTGGATAGGGGTTCAAGGGTTCAGGGGTTCAGGGGGTTCAGGGGTTCAAGGGTTTAGGGTTTACAACTACGGCTACTCGTACTCGTACTACGGTTACGAGTACTCGTACTACGGCTACGAGTACTCGTACTAACTTTTTTACCCCTCATGTAGGGGTTCAGGGGGTTCAGAACTCAGATTGTACTGGTCTCAAAACCGCCTGTTTTTTCCTTGTCCGCCACGGCCCAGTAAGAATAAAAATCTGGCTCCAAGATGCCTTCGGCAGCGTCCGATTTTTCAAAATCGATTATGGCTTTTATCGCTTGGGCCTTGTCGGGGAACACCTCGTAAATATCACCCGTCTCGCGGCAACCAACGGTGTATTCGACTTTGACATTTTCAATTTTGGCATCCCCAATGAAAAGATCAATAGTGATTTCGGGGCCGTCTGTTGTGAGGCTGTCGAATTCAACAAGCAGATTATCGAGCGACGAAAATATCTCTATCTCCCACGGGCGGCGGGGGGAGTACCGGGTTCCGAGTTTCCAAGTATGCTGCCGTGCCTCGATATATTGCCTGGCCTGGCCCAATGACATACGAATTCCGTTCAACAGAACAACCTTCTGTGGAACTGCTGTGCTACCATTGGCGTGATGCCGGCGGTGGCTACCGCGTGAATTGGCGATAACTTCGGCTGTGATACCGGCTGAAGTTGCTAAATTCACGATGGCTTGTGATGCGTGTGGTGCGTGATTAATTGTCATGCTGTATCTCCTGATTTGATTGATACTGATAATTTATGGGGGTTTCTACTGCCAAACCCCGAATCCTCCAAGGTGAAAGGGGTTATTTCTTGTTTCATTTAATTGTGTGACCATATTATAGCATTGTGCGTACATACGCAAGCATTTAATTACTGATCTTTTATACAGTGATATGTGTATAATGGGGTATGGACCATCAGCATCCCAGGCCGATCCCAGCCCAGCCGGTGTACCTGGATGACACCCAGGCCCAGCTCGATAGAATCGAATCCATGCTAATTGAACTGACAAAACACATGGTTGACACCACTGAATATAGACTTCTTCATCCTGATGAATATCCTATGTGCGGAGAAAGCGGTTGAAGCGGCACAAATACAAAAAACTCAATGTTTCCAGCCTAATACCCTACGCCAGCAACGCTAGGACTCACACTGATGAGCAAATAAACCAGATAGCCGCATCAATCAAAGAATTCGGCATCACGAATCCCATACTAATCGACCAGGAAGGTGGAATTATCGCCGGTCATGGCCGCGTATTAGCCCTAAACAAGCTCGGTATAGACAAAACACCCTGTATTGAACTGGTAGACCTAACCGAGGCCCAGCGCAAAGGCTACGTCCTAGCCGATAATCAACTAGCACTCAATGCCGGATGGGACCTGGATATGCTCAAGATCGAGCTAGAAGGGCTGAATGACCTGGAATTCGACCTGGATCTATTGGGATTTGAAAACGATTTCATTGATAACCTGCTAGAACCTGACCAGAACGAGGGATTAACTGACGAGGATGCCGTCCCTGACGCGCCTGAAACGGCCACCACCCAACCAGGCGATATCTGGATTCTTGGCAACCACCGGCTGATGTGCGGCGATAGTACCGACACAGGCGCTGTGATGGCGCTAATGGATGGGCAGAAGGCGGATATGGTGTTCACTGACCCTCCTTATGGTGTTGAATACCAATCGAACAAACGGACAAAAACGGCTAAATTCGACAAATTGAAAAATGATGACCAAATTTTAGACATAACTGCTGTACTGAAAGCATGTTCTACCGGATGGATGTTTATATGGACGAGCTGGAAAGTGCAGAATCTGTGGATTGATTCATTGAATGAATTTGGATATCCAACCAATATGGTGATTTGGCATAAACCAGGTGGGGGCATAGGTGACCTCAAAAAAACATTTTATAGCGATTATGAGATTGCTCTTGTATGGCATCGCGGAACTGAACTGTGTGGCAAACGCATCGGGTCGGTATGGACTATCAACAAGGATGGGGCTACAACATACCAACACCCAACTCAGAAGCCTGTCGCGCTAGGCGTTGAGGCGATAGACAAGACCACGAAGCACGATTCAACTGTATTGGATCTATTCGGCGGCTCAGGCTCAACCCTAATAGCCTGCGAGAAAACCAGCCGGATCTGCTATATGATGGAGATTGACCCCATATACTGCGATGTCATAATACAGCGATGGGAAGAGTACACTGGAAACAAAGCAGAATTGCTCCAACAGCTAGACGAGGTATCTAATGGGTAAACACGGTGGCAACCAAGGTGGCAGACCAAAGGTTGTGATTAATTACAAGACGCTGAAAGGATTGTGCCAGATACTGTGTACCGGAGAGGAGTGTGCTGCCATTATGGACATTGACTATGACACTCTGGACAGGCACCTGAAGAATGATGGACACGGCGGTTTTACGGACTACTTAAAAAAGCACAGCTCTGATGGCAAGGCATCACTAAGGCGCAG